TTGTTCGGCGCCGGCGTCACCGAGGACATGATCCGCCGGCTGCTCCAGGGGCCGGCGCTGGCGCCGGCGGTCTACGGGCTCGACATCAAGCTCGCCGATGCGACCTATTTCCACGCCGACCAGGCGCTGATGACGTGGGTCGTCGGCAACGCCAAGGTCGAGCAGCGCGGCAACGCCGACATGATCACGAAGCAGGTCGCCGGCCGCGCCAAGATCGACCCACTGATCGCGCTCCTGCAGGCCACCATCCTGATGAGCTGGAATCCCTCGGCCGGCATGCTGGTGACCGGCGCCGATATCCTGACGGTGATTTGATGGGCTTTCTGTCCGGTATCGGTAATGCGCTGCGGGTGATGGCCGACTCGATCGACATCACCAAGCCGCGCGACGAGTGGGACCCGCAATACTGGGGCGCGCTCGGCGGAGGCATGTCGACGGCTAACGTCGTGGTCAACGACCGGAGCGTGTCGGGCCTCGGCTCGGTGCAGTCCGTCCGCTATGGTATGTCGTCGTCCCTCTCGACGCTACCGGTCTCGGTCTACCGCAAGGGCGCCAAGGGCTCGCGCACAGCGCTGCCGGACCATCCGTTGACGCGCCTGCTGTCGGCGCGGCCGAACCGCATCACCAAGCCGGGCGAGTTCATCTCCGAGATCGGCTGGCACCTGTCCTACTACCGCAACGCGTTCGCCCGCATCCTGCCGCCCGGCGATGGGCTCGGTCCGGAGCCCTACGGGCTCGGTGGGCTCGACATCCTGCATCCGCGCCGCCTGGCACAGATCGAGCGCCGCTATGACGGCCACCTTTACTACACGTTCAATCCGCCGGCGACGATCGTACAGAACGCCTCGCTGGCGCCGGAAACCTATCGCGATGACGAGATCTGGCATTTGCGCGGCAACCCGCTGCGCGAGGACGGATTGCTCGGCGAGCCGATCTGGGAAACAGCACGCAACGTGTTCGCCCGCGCGATCGCCGTGCACGAGTACGGAGACATCTGGTTCGCCAATTATGGCGGCACGGGTGGCATCATCGAGCACCCCGGCACCTTCAAGGACAAGGACGCCGAGCGCGATTTCCTCGACACCTGGCGCCGCAACGGCACCGGCCGCAACCGCCATCGCGACCGGCTGCTCAAATACGGCGCCAAGTACACGCAGCTGAAGGTCACCAATTCCGAGGCGCAGCTGCTGGAAACCGAGGATGCGGCCGATACCGCCGTTTTCGGCCTGTGGAGCTATCCGCCGCACCGCGCCGGCCGCCTCAAGCGGTCGACCAACAACAATATCGAGCAGCAGTCGCTCGATTTCGTCATCTACTGCCTGGCGCCGCTCGCGATCGCGATCGAGCAGGCCGCCGAGGGCGATTTGCTGCTCGACAACCCCGCGAATGACCTGTTCGTCGAGTTCAATTTCGCGGGCCTGCTGCGCGGCGATCTCAAGACGCGTTACGCCGCGTACCTGATGGGCCGGCAGGGCGAATGGCTCTCCGCCAATGACATCCTGCGGTTCGAGAATATGCCGCTGCGGACCGATCCTGGCGGCGACGACTACAAGAACCCGCTGACCAAGGATTCCGGCGCCGCAGATGGCGCCGGCGCAGACGAAAATCCCGGTCAGCAGTCGGACACCGGCGACCAAGGAGAATGACGATGAAGGATGAGCGCGCCGAATTGCGCCAGGTCATCGCGCAGATCACGTCGATCGACGCCGTCGTGTCGATCGAGATCTCCGCAATCCTCAACGGCCTGTCGAGCATTGAGGCGCGCGAGGCCGCGCTCGCTGCGACCACGCAGACAGTTGCGACGCAGCCGAGCAAGATCGCGCTGATCGGCGTTTACGGCGGCCTGACGCCACGCGGCTCCTGGTATGGGTCGAGCCTGTCTGGCATCGCTGCGAGCGCAACGCGCGCCGCTGACGATGCCGATGTCGCCGGCATCATCGCCGACGTCGACGGCCCCGGCGGAACAGTGTCTGGCACGGCGGAGGCGGCTGCGGCGTTTGCCTACGCGGCGTCAAAAAAGCCCGTCGTGGCGGTCGTCAACACGCTCGCCGCATCGGCGGCCTATTGGATCGCCTCGCAGGCGTCCGAACTGGTGATCTCGCCGTCGGGCGATGTCGGCTCGATCGGCGCGATGATCATGCACCAGGACATTTCCGGCTGGCTCGAGCAGACCGGACTGAAGATGACGCTGATCCGGTCCGAGCAATCTCCGATGAAGAACGAGGCTCACCCGTTTGCGCCGCTATCGGATGGCGCGCGCACCTTCCTGCAGGGTCGCGCCAATGCCGCCGGCGCCGATTTCGTCAAGGCGGTCGCTGCGGGGCGCAAGGTCTCGCAGGCCAAGGTCAAGGACGAATTCGGCCAGGGCCGCGTGTTCGGCGTCAAGGAAGCCATGGCCCGCGGCATGGTCGACCGCGTGGCGACGCTCGACAGCGTCATCGCCGGCATGGTCGCTGGCATGCCGTCCCGCGCGGCCTCGCGCCGGCGCTCGGCGCTGATGTTCGACTAGCGTTTTCCGAAAGATTTCGGTTGCCCACCCGCGTCGCCGGACAGCGGGAGTGCGGGCTCTCGGTCCGGCGTCATCACAGGAGAAGGTTGATCCCATGAAGGATCTTAAGAAGCTGCGCCAGGCCCGCGCCGAAAAGGCGAAGGCCGGCAAGATTGCCCTGGACAAGCTCAATGCGATCTTGGGGAACGCCAACGCGACCGATGCCGAGAAGGCCTCGATCGCGGCCCTCGAGGCCGAAGTCGACGGGCTCGAGAAGGAAGTCAGCCAGCTCGACGCCGATATTGCCGCTGAGGAGAAGGCTGCGCGCCGCGCTTCGCTGTTCACCTCGACGGCTGTGGCGACCGCGCTGGCCGTTTCGGCCTTCAGCAACCCTGCGCTCGCGACTGTCGTTCGCGATAGCGATCCGGCGCGGACCGCTGGCTTCGCCAGCCTCGCCGAGTTTGCCGTCTCCGTCCGCAACATGGCGGTCGGCGGCATCGTCGACCCGCGTTTTTCGGCGGCCGCGACTGGCTATCAGCAGAACCAGGGCTCGGCGGGCGAGGGCGTTCTCGTCCCGACCGAGTGGCGCGAGGCGATCTGGTCGCTGGTGTTCGACAACAACGACCTGCTCGGCTTTTGTAACCCGGAGCCGACTCAGGGCAACACGGTCGGCATCATCAAGGATGAGACCACGCCGTGGGGCGCCTCCGGCGTCCAGGCGGCCTGGCGCTCCGAAGGCACGCAGATGCTCGCAACCAAGGCGGCGTTGACGCCGACCATGATGCAGCTGCACGAGTTGTTTGCCTTCGTGCTGGCGACGCAGGAAGTCCTCGACGACGCGCCGCGGCTGCAGAACCGCCTGACCGTCCAGGCCGCGCGCGCGATCCGCTGGAAGGCCTTTGAAGCGGTGATGTGGGGCGACGGCAACGGTAAGCCGCTGGGCTTCATGGCCTCGCCCGCGCTGGTCACTGTGACTAAGGAATCCGGCCAGGCGGCAGCGACGCTCGTCACGGCCAACGTGCTGAAGATGGCGTCGCGTCTGCTCGAGATGGACGGTGGCAATCCGCAGTTCCTGGCGAACCGCGACACCATTCCGCAGCTCGGCACGCTGCAGATCGGCAACAATGCGGCTTGGCTGCCGGTCAATGGGGCGCTCACCGGCGGCGGCATCCGCAAGGGCGGTATCCTGCTCGGCGAGCAGCTGTCCTACAATGAGCACTGCCAGACGCTCGGCACCAAGGGCGACATCGTCCTCGCCGATCTCTCCGGCTACGCACTCGCGACCAAGCAGGGCGGCGGCATCGACTTCGCGGCGTCGATCCATCTGTTCTTCGACCAGAACGTCCAGGCGTTCCGCTGGATCTTCCGGGTCGGCGGCCAGCCCTATCTCTCGGCGCCGGTCGCGGCGGCCAAGGGCAACAGCACCAAGTCTCATTTCGTCTGTCTCGAAAACCGCTAACGCGCGGCTCGCCGTGCGGGCTCCGGCCCGCCCGGTTTCGTGCCGTTGTCCTTAACCTTCCAGAACATAGGGAAAGCAAATGTCTGGACCTGCATTGAAGCCGTCGCAGCGCGTCGGCATCGTCGGTTTCATCAGCCCGGTGTCGCAAGCTGCTGGCACCGTCACTTCGGGGTGGATGGATGCCACCACGTTCCACAACTTCATGGCCGTGCTGAAAACTGGCGTCCTCGGCGCGTCCGCGACCGTCGACGCCAAGCTGCAGCAGGCGACCGACAATACTGGCACCGGCGCCAAGGACGTCACCGGCAAGGCGATCACTCAGCTGGTGAAAGCCTCCAATGACAACAACCAGGTCACGATCGACCTCAAGCAGGAAGATCTCGACTTCAATGGCGCGTTCAAGTGGTTTCGGCTGTCGGTGACGGTCGCAGCCGCGGCTTCGCTGATCGATGCGACGATCTTCGGTTTCGATGCGCGCTATGGGTTCGGGACCGACAATGATGCGGCCTCGGTCGTCCAGAACGTCTGATCCGTCGTCGCTTGGCGGCCCGGCGTTCGTGCCGGGCCGCGCTCACTCGACCACCGGCCAACTCGAGGGCGGCGGTGGCGGTACTATCACCAGCTTCTAGTCGCCCGACTGCAGGATCGATCTTTGGTCAGTCGCTCGGTGGATCAACTCTTTGTTTCACAGTTCCGCTTGTGACCCAGTCGGGACGTAGCTGAAGAGCGCGCTCGCGCAGAGTGGCTCCCCATCTGAAGAGATAGTAACCCTGTACAAAGTTCCTGTTTTCATGGCGATAGCGCCATTGAACGAACGCTTCTGCGCCGCCTCGCAATGCTTGGCGGAACGTTTTCGGAGCATTAGGATCTTCGGGGATGACGGCTCCGAAAATGGCTTGTCCGCTCACCTGAACCGCGATTTCGATGTACTCTTGAGATTCTAGGGATAAAGCCCCGAACAAATCCTCAAGATCGTGCGACTGCGGCGGTGGCTGAGTTGGTTTCTCGATTTGAGCAATGCACTTGAGATACATCTCATTTGCGAACGCAGATGTCACAACACGGACAACCGCAATGTCCACGTCCTGATGCAGCATCATCGGCCTCCTCAATAGAAGCTCGACCTTGAAGAAAGCGTCTCCCTGGCGCAGCAGTTCGAGAGGGTCAACAACCTGAGGCTTCGGCTTTTTCTGCTTCGTCCGCGGAGGCAGAGGGTTCTTCTTCTCAGCATCAAGCTGCCGAAGAAACGCGAACGGGTCTCGGAAGGGCGGCAGCCGTCTATCGTTCATCAAGCAGTCTACCTCAAGTTGGTTCGATGAAACTTCGCGCGCAGACGACGCTTTTTCCGCTTGGAATTCTTGTGTTTATGATCTGAGACGCTGGCATCGACTGGAGCAAGCTGCGGCTGGCCAGATACACCCTGATTGATGGTGATCTGGTTTATCGTTGTCGGCCCATATTCAACGTGAGTGGTGGAAGAGTGGGTTCCGCTCGGGTGAAGGGCCTTCGTCATCTCGACGATGAACCAGAGCAGCAGTAAGAGCGCGCCGAGCGAGTTGCTCTTGCCCATTGCCTGCAAGACCGGCTTGAGAGTTGGTGCCAGTTCACCAATTGCTTCGATCGCCGCCGCGGGATCTGCCTTCCCGGAGCGCGCCTCCTCAATCATTCTGCGGATGCGGTCTAGGATCGGCCCGCTGCCTATGGCGTCGGTGATGGTAAGCACACCATCGCGGATGTCGAACGCGCCATCGATCATCTCCATTGGATGCCCCTTGGTGCAAGCTGACCTGCATCGATCGAGGAAGATCGTGGCTCGGCCGCCCACAACGAAGCCGCTTGGGAAAAGATCATTGCAGATCGGGCAAAACGCGGGAATTCGAATTGTCGTCATGTGGTTGCTCGCCGAAAAGGAGCATCGTTCACGATCGCCAACTGCGAGTCGAGTCGAAGTTGCGATATGTCCACTATGCAGGTTCGCCGCCCACTTCTCTCAGGGCAGTAAACCCCAACCCCGGCCCGCGCGAGCCGCTGATCGCGCAAAGGCAAAATCCCACCATGCTCCGCATTGTCACGCCTCCGGCGAGCTACCCGGTTTCCGTCGCGGAAGCCAAGGCGCAGTTGCGCATTGCAAGCGGCGATATCAGCAATGACGTGATGGTCGAAGCGCTGATCCCGGCCGCGACCAAGTTCTGCCAGTCCCTGGTGCAGCGCGTGTTCGTGCTGCAGACGCTGGAATGGGTGCTACCGTGCTGGCGGTCGTCGCTCGACCTGCCGATCGCGCCCGTGCTCGCCGACCAGGTCGTCTCGATCAAATTCGTCGATTGGGCCGGTGAGACGCAGGTGACGCTCGATCCGTCCGCTTATGTGCTCCAGACGATCGGCGGGCCGGGCGTGCGCATCGTCCCGAAGCTCGGCACCTGCTGGCCGCTGCTGTTCGCGCGGTCGCCGGAGCCGGTCGTGGTCAGGTTCGACGCCGGCTATGAAGATCCGGCCGAGCTGCCCGGCAACGTCAAGGTGGCGATCCTCCTGATGTTGCGCCATCTCTACACCATGGGCGAGGCCAGCTTGACGTTGACCAGCGACACCGTATTCGGCGTCGGCCAGCAGCAATTCGCGGTGCCGGCCAACCTGCAGACGCTGATCCCGGACGCGGTCCGTAATCTTATGCTGGACGAGGTCTGGTGATGTCCCGAACCGTTGTTCTGCTGCAGCGCACCGCGCGCCATGTCTGGCCGCCAAAGGACCCGGCCGAGCGCCGTATCGTGTACGCGGTCGATTGGACCCCGCGGCTCGCCGAGGGCGATGCGCTGGCCAGCTCGGCTTTTGAGTTGCCGGCCGGCCTGGTCGCCGAGAATGCCGCCAACACGGCGACCGTCGCCAGCGTGCAGATCTCAGGCGGCGCGGCCGGGCATGCCTATGAGATCATCAACCGCGTCACCACGGCCAAAGGCGCCGAGCTTGAGCAGGCGATCCGGCTGCGGGTCAAGACGCGGTGATGGCGTGGATGTCGCCGCGCTGGTTCTGGTCGCACATCTACGGCTGCGGCTGCGGCGGTTCCTGGTCGCGATCGAGCGCGATCCGTCAATCCTGGAGGGCTTAGACATGAATCGTTCCATCAAGCGGCCGATCGAGCTGGCCGGCTTCTCGTCGCGCCTGGCGCGGGCAGAGAAGCAGGAGGCCGATCTCTCCGTCACCGGGAAGCGTTACGATACCGTGCTCGACGATATCGACGACCAGCATGCCGCGCTGGTCTCGCATGTCGGTTCGCTGGAGAACCAGCGCGCGGCGCTCGACAAGGTCATCGACCGCATGACGGCGCGGAGCAATGGCGGCCCAAACGATGGTGGGGACTCCTCGCACGGCTCGATCGGCGACGGTGACGTCGGCCAGGTCATCACGTCGACGACCGAAGGGACTGACGGCGAATGACGCCCGATCAGGCCCTTGCCAGTCATCGCAGGATGCTGTTGCAGGTCGGCGAGGCCATCACCGTGCGGCGCTATGCCGGAACGGGCGCTGGCCGTGCCGCGACAGAGGCGGTCGCGCAGGGCCGCGTCATGGGCTATCTGCCGAAAGAGATCGTCGGCGCCGTCCAGCAGGGCGACCGCAAGGTCATTCTGCTGAATGATCCTGCGGCCGCCGTTCCCTCCGGCAAGGTCGCGCTGTCGACGCTGCTTCCGCTCGACAGCGACGACAGGTTGGTGGTGCGCGGCGCCGAAGTCGCAATTCAGGGTGTCGACGACTCGACGCGCCGGATCGCCGACGTCCTGGTCGCCCTCGAGATCCAGGTGCGCGGCTGATGGGCCAGGTCTTTGACGAGGCGGACTATCGCCGCCGGCTCGAGGCCGCGCAGAATGAGATCTCGACCGCGACCGAGCTGCGTTTCATTGCCAATGGGGATCTGCGCGGCCTCAACGCCGCCAAGGCGCATCAGGAAGCCAAGCAGGCGGCGCTGCGCCAGGCTCGCAAGCAGATGCTGCAGGCGATCGATGCGGCGCGGCGCGATCAGGCCCTCAACGGCCTGGTGCCGACCGAGGTCGAGGAAATCGTCACCGGGCCGTCTGACGAGCTCGTCAAGGTCGACAGCAGCATCGGCAAATGAGCCCATGCGGATCATCGTCCGTTATCTGGCGATGCAGGACATCGTTGATTTCGCGCTCGCCACGCTGCGCGAGCGGTCGCCGGTCGGCTCCGGTGATGACGAGCATCCCGGCCTCTATCGCGACAGCCATACCGTGTTTCTCAACGGTCAGGTGGTCCAGGGCGGCGACGTCGCGGCGTTCCGGCCTGGCGACCAGATCAACATCTCCAATCCGGTGCCTTATGCGCGCAAGATCGAGATCGGCCGCCTGACCATGTCCGTGCCTCCGCATATTTACGAGGACACCGCGGTGATGGTTGCCGGCCGCTATGGCAACCGCGCGGCCGTCAAGTTCACCTTCATGCCGGTGCGGTTCGGCGGCATCGCGGCCTTTGCGGCGTTCTCAAAGCGGCTGCGGCCTGGCCGGCGGATGTCGGAGAAGGCGCGGCAGGATTGGCTGTCGCGGCAGCCGGCGCTGGAAATCCGGGCAAGGTAAGCAATCCATGGGTGACTATCCCGGCGCCGTCGCCGCGGCGCGCGCCTTCCTCGAGGCGGGCTTTTCCGCCGCGCCGGTCCAGTTTCAGAACGAGGACCCGCCGCTGCGGCCCTGGCCGCCGTCGCCGCCGTCGCCCTGGTGCTATTTCGAGATGGTGCAGCTCGACGACCGCCTGCGCGGCGTCGGCACACCGGGCAATCAGGTCTGGCTCGCGACCGGCAACATCGCCGTGAACGTGTTCGTGCCGAAGGGCTACGGCCTTGCCGCGCACCTGGCGCTCGCGGGGCAGGTCGACGCGCTGTTTCGCAGCAAGACGATCTACAACGCCGAGCCTGGCGTTTGCCTGCGGTTCTGGAGCGAGCAGGGGCAGGGGCCGAGCATCCAGGGCGGCGACAGCAAGAGCGACGACGGCAACTGGTTCGGCGCCGCTGTCGTCATTCCCTTTCAGCTTTTTTACGTCAAATAGGAGCGGACGCAGATGGTCTATCAGTCTCAATCGGCCGGCCTCGTTGCCTACAAGGTGCAGTCCGGCCTCGGCACGCAGGCCTCGGCCGTCAGCGCCAACCTGCTGCGCATCGCCGGCGGTAACGGTATTCGTGTCAGCAAGGCCGCGACGGAATCGGCCGAGGTGCGCAACGACGGCCTGTCGACGCGCGGCCGGCACGGCTCGCAGAAGGCGTCGAGCGGCTACAACGGCGAAATGTCGCTCGGCTCGCATGATCCGATTATCGAGGCGATCATGCGCTCGACCTGGGACTCGACCGCATTCACCAAAACGCAGACCGATTTTACGTCGCTGACAACGGTGACGGATGGTTTCGTGTTTGCGTCGGGTAGTCCCATCGCGATGGGCTTCAAGGTCGGCAACATCATCCGCGCCGCTGGCCTTCCTGACGCTTCCAACAATGGCAAGAATTGTCGGATTACGGCGCTTTCGTCGACCAAGATCACGGTGGCAGAGACGCTCATCGCCAATGCTGTCCCGGACACGACTTGCTCGCTGACGAGGCCTGGTAAGCAGTTGATCAACACCGTGCCGTTGGTCAAACGCTACTTCACGATCGAGGAATACGAATCCGATATCGATCAGTCGACCATGCTGACCGACTTCGTGTGGGGCACGGGCAAGCTCTCGATGGCGACCGATGGCCTGATCCGGTTCGATCCGGGTGGCATCGGGACCGGCCAGGCGCAGGCGCTGACCACGGGCACCTCGCCCTATTTCACCGCGCCGACCGGGCCGGTCGATGTGCCGTTCTCGGTTGTCGATGCCACGATCCGGCTCAACGGCGCCGACCTGGTCGAGCTGACCAGCTTCGATCTGTCGCTCGACATCCAGCCGAATGCGCCGGTGACGTTCGGTTCGGGCAGCCAGAAATATTCGCCCGACGTGTTCACCGGACCGCTCAAGGTCAACATGAACCTCACCATGCTGCGCAAGTCGCTGGCGATCTTCTCCGACTTCCTGGCCGAGACGCCCTATTCGCTCAACATCCTTGCGGTCGACAACATGAGCGAGCCCAAGGATTTCATGTCGATCACGGTGCCGAATTTCACGCTCGGCGGTGTCGATCCGTCCGCGCTGTCAAAGCAGGGCGGCGGTCGCACGCAGACGATCGCCGTTCCGGCGGCGCTGGTCGGGCTCGACTCGTCGGCGACCGGCAACGGCTCGATGATCTCGTTTCAGACGACGGCGGCCTAAGCCGGCGCCGGCGGACAAGTAGGGGAGGCAGAAGTGCAAGACGACGTTCTGGATCTGGCGTCACTCGACGCCCTCGACGAGGCGGTGCTGGCGATCCGCCATCCCACCAAGGACGTACCGACCGGCTGGACCTGGACCTTCTATGGCCCGGCCCATCAGGTCACCCTCGAGCTGGCCGATCGGTTCTCGCGCGACGCGCTGCGCAGGGCGGCGTCCGTCCGCCAGGCGCAGGTCAACGGCAAGAAGTGGCATGAGGAGGAGCAGTCGCCGGAACGACTGCGCGCCGAGAATGTCGACGCGATCGTGGCGCGCACCAGGACGTTTTCTCCTGTGCGGCTCAATGGCGAGGAGCTGTCGTTCTCGCGGGAGAAGGCGCGCGAATTGCTGCTCGATCCGCGCAAGGCTTGGTTACTCGCGCAGGTGATGGCTTTCCTGCGAGACGAGCAAAATTTTATGCCGCCCTCCGCGACGAGCTGAGGGCATACGCGCAGAAAGTGTTCGAGCTGGGCCGCCCCGAGGAGGAAGGGGCGACCTGGCGCCAGGTGCTCGAGGGGCTCGCGGCACGCGCGCGAGATCCCAGGCGCAAGGCGGAGTATGAGGCCGAGCTGGCCTGTCCGCCTTGTCCGCCGGCGCTGGGCCACGTCTGGAACGCGTTCGCGCGGCTCGCTGCGCGCCGCTCGGCGGGCTTCTCCGGCAACCCGATCAGTTTCCTCGAGATCGACGCATTCCAGCGGGTGACCGGCTTTCGGTTGCTGCCGCTCGAGGTGCGTCTGATCGAGGAGCTGGACGATCTCCAGCGCCAGATCAATTCGGAAAAAGGCTGATTGATGTCTCAACAGGTCGTCACCGAGCTTGTGATCGACAGCGATACGTCCGGCGCCGACCAGTTCTCGTCGGCGATGGATCGCGCCGGCACGTCGTCAGGGTCGGCGCAGGCCTCGGTCGCGCAGATGACGCTGGCGCTCGCCGGTGTCGGCGTCGCGGTCATCGCGGCCGTGCAGGGCCTGCGGTCGTTCTATGACTATGTCGGCCGGCAAACGCAGGAGCTGGTCGACCTCGCGGACAAGGCCGCGCTCGCCGGCGTCAGTGTCAAGGAATTCCAGGAGAGTCTGTTCGCGGCGCGTGCGAGTGGCGTCTCGGACAAGGATTTCTTTTCCGGTTTCGACAAGCTGTCCTCTGACATCACGCAGGCCAGCCAGAAAACGACCGAGTTCGGCGAGCTGTTCCGTCAGAACGGCCTCTCGATCAAGCAGACCAACGGTGAGTTGATCACGGCCGGGACTGCCCTGAAGGAGATCATGGGCCTGATGGAAGGTGCCGCGCCGGCGGTCCAGCAGCGCATCGCGCAGATCGTCGGCGTTTCGGCGTCGTGGATTCCGTTTCTTAAGGCTGGCGAGGACGAGTTCGAGCGGCTCAAGCAGAGGGCGCAGGATCTTGGCGTTGTCATCGACGACGGCACGATTGCCAAGGCGCGCGAATTTAATGCGCAGTGGAAGGAAGCGGTTGCGATCTGGGACCTTCAGTTCAAGGCTTCAATCGCGTCGATCTTGCCGCTGCTCACGCAGCTCGCGACGCTGGCGAACCAGGTCCTGAGTGGTATCGGCTCGGTCTCGGGCAGCATCGGCCGCTGGTTGACGCCGACCGACCAGATGAGCAAGGGGCAGCTCGCCGATCAGATCAATGACGTTTATCGCCTGACCGAAATGGTCGAGAAGCTCGGCGGTGATATCAGTCAGCAGAGCACGCTCGGCTTCAGGGCGCGCACACTGGCGGGTCTCGTCGGACTGCCTGAAGATGCAAGCCTCGACCAGGTCTCGCAGTTGCTCGACAAGCTGCAGAAGCAGTACGACCAGCAGCCGGACCGTCTCAGGGTCACGCCGAACCAGACTTCGACCGTGCTGCCGGATATGTCGGGCGGCAATGCCCTCGACAAGCAGACCGAGTCGATCGAGCGCCACATCGCCAAGATGAAGGCTGACGCCGAGGCGGTCGGCGAGGGTGCCGGCGCCCTCGAGCACGCGCGCGCCGAGGCGTTGTTGTATGACGCCGCGCAAAAAGCCGGCATCAAGAACCTCGAGGACTATGCCGATCAATTTTATAACCTGGCCGAGCGCGCCGGAGCCGCTGCGCAGGCGCTGGCGCGGGCAAAGGTCGACGCCGATATCAAGTTCAATCGCGATACCGCGTTTCTCTCGCCGGACGACGTCGCGATCGCGCAGCAGCTGCGCGGTTCCTATGGCAGCGTAGCCGAGGCGCTCAATAGCGCACAGGCCTCGCAGATCCGGTTCAATTCGACGCTGCGCGATTTGTCGTCCGGCATCGAAAACGGTCTCGTGAGTGGGTTGACCGACATCACGACGGGCACCAAGTCGGTCAGCCAGGGCTTTCAGGACATGGCCGCATCGATCATCCGCTCGATCGAGCAGATGATCATCAAGCTGCTGATCGTCGAGCCGCTCATGCGCAGCCTGCAGGGCGTGGCCGGCGGCATCTTTGGCGGCGGCTCGGCCCTCCCTGGGACGGCGGGCAGCCCCTATTACGGGCCTGTTGCACCGAGCGCGATGGGCAATGTGTTCTCGGCCGGCCAGATCGTGCCTTTTGCCATGGGCGGCGTGCCCGATATTGTGTCGTCACCGACGATCGCGCCGATGGCGATGTTCGGCGAGGCCGGCGACGAAGGTATCATGCCGCTGCGGCGCGGTTCGGATGGTCGTCTTGGTGTAACGGCAGCGGGCGCCAGTGGCGGGTCCAGCGTCACCATCAACAATTACACGGACGCGCGGCCGAACGTCGAGCGGTCGTCGAATGGCGACGTGACCATCACCTTGCGCAAGGCCGTCGACGACATGGTCGGCGATTCCCTCTCGACCGGGACCGGCCGCCGCGTGCTCGGGTCGCAATACGGCGTCAAGCAGTTCACGGGGTCTTAGAGATGTCGCTGCCGTCCTGGCCGATTGCCAACACCGTGGTGCTGCAGAATGGCTTTGGCCTGCAACGCATGCGCGATCCCCTCGCGACGGATATGGAGGGCGGCAACATACGCCAGCGGCCGCGGCCCGGCGACAACGTCGGGACGGTCAAGCAAACCGTGCGGTTCGATGCGGCTGATTACGACACCTTCGTCGAGTGGGTGAAGACGACGCTCAATCTCGGCACGGCCCGGTTCACGATCGATGTCTGGCTGGGAACCGCGCTCGCCAACAAGGTGTGCCAGTTCGTCAAGCCCGGAACTAACCTTGTGGCCAGCTGGCCGGGGCCGGGCCTCGTCGACGTCACCATGACACTGCAGGTTTACGACGTCTGATGCCGACACATTCCGAAGCCATGCTGGAGGCCTATGCTTCCTGCCCGCCGAGCGCGCGGATCTACTTCACGCTCGAGGTGTGGCAATCCTCGTTCGATCAGCCTGCGCGCATCGTCGCCAATGTCGGCGACGACATGGCGTTCGGGATCGAGGTCGGGGCGCCGCGCAATGGCGGCGAGACCGTCACCTTCATTGCCTGCCCGTTCGAGGCAAAATATCCGGAGCAGCGCGAGGGGCAGCCGCCGTCGACGACGATCAAGATCGACAATGTCGGCCGCGAGCTGGTGCCGAAGATCCGCGCCGCGCAGGGCGTGCGCGAATACATCTCAGTGCTGTACCGCGAATATCTCGGTAGCGACCTCACCGAGCCTGCCTATGGTCCCGTTGAGTTCGAGCTGCGCGGGGTCCAGATGGTGGGGACATCGCTGTCGGGCACGGTGATGGTCAAGAACCTGCAGAACAAGCGGTTTCCGCGCATCACCAAAAATTACGACTACGTTCAGTTTCCGAGCCTTTTGCCGACGTGACCCGCTCCGAGTTTCTGACGCCACTAATTGGCGAACCGTGGGCCTGGCAGTCCCGCAATTGCTGGGACTTCGCCTGCCATGTGCAGCGCGCGCTGTTCGGCCGCGAGCTGCCCGGCATTGCCGTGCCCTCGGACTTCTCGCGGCGCTGGGTGCTGGCCGAGTTCGGCCAGCATCCGGAGCGTGCCAATTGGCAGGCCGTTCCTGACGGTCCTGGCGGCTTGGTGACGGCCGCGGACGGCGCCCTGGTGCTGATGGCCCATTCGCGCTTTCCCGCTCATATCGGCGTCTGGCTGCGGCCAGAGGCCCGTGTGATCCATTGCGACGATAGGACCGGCGTGGCCTGCGAGACACCGCTCGCCCTGCGTCAGATGGGCTGGAAGCAGTTGACGTTCCTCGAGCCGAGAACCTGATGCACGGGACAGCAAGAAAATTGCCGGCGCCGCACGCGGCCGAGGCCGCCTGCTCGCGCCGGCAGCGCCGCGCGAAGCGCACGCGAAGCCCGGTGCTGCACCTGGTCATGCCAGGCCTCGAGGTCGCGCAGGCCGAACCGCGGCCGCGCGAGACCGTGACGGCCTTCCTGCGCCGCACGGGCTGGGCGAGGCGCGATCGGGTCTATGGCTGGCAATTCCGCAAGGGCCTGCCGACCGTCCTCGAGATCAACGGCGAGGCGGTGCTGCGCAAGAGCTGGTCGCGCCGGCGCATCGCGGCCAACGACAACGTGCGGTTCGTCTCCTATCCGCTCGGTGGCGGCGGCGGTGGCGCCAAGCAGGTCATCGGCCTGGTTGCGCTGATCGCGGTCGCGGCGTTTGCGACTGTTGTGACCGGTGGCGCTGCGGCCGGACTGCTGGGGGCGGCGTTCGGCGCTGGCACATTCGGCGCGGCGGCCCTCGGCGCCGCGGTCGCCGTCGGCGGCTCGCTTCTCGTCAATGCCCTGGTCATGCCGAAGGCCGGCGCGACCAACACGCCTGACGCGACGCAGGACCAGATCTATTCGGTCCAGGCGCAGGGCAACACGGCCAGGCTCGGCCAGCCCTTGCCGGTCTGGTACGGGCGCCTGAAGGCCTACCCGGATTTCGCGGCGACGCCCTGGGGTGAGTTCGTCGGCAATGATCAATATCTCAACGTGCTGCTGGCGCCGACCATGGGCAGCATGGCCTATGAGGCGCTCTATCTCGACGACACCGTGTTCTGGACGCCGGGCGGCGGCATCTCCGCGTCGTTTCCCGGCGCGCAGGTCGCGTTCTATGAGCCGGGCGAGACTGTCACGCTGTTTCCGACCAACGTCGACCAGTCCGCCGAGGTCTCCGGCCAGCAGTTGCCCGATGGCGGGGGCGACGAGGGCGGTCAGTATGATGCCGGCTTTGGGCCTCTAACCTACGGTTCGCCGCTGGGGCCGTTCGTTTCCAACCCCGCGGGGACGCAGACGCAGGCGATCGCGATCGACATCGTGTTTCAGGCGGGATGTTTCACGGTCAATCAGGATAACAACAACTACGGTTATTCGAGGTGCACGTTCAAGGCCGAGTACGCGCCTTGCGACGATGCCGGTGTCCAGACCGGGCCGTTCTCGACGCTGTTCGAGGTCACCAAGCAGTTCAATTCGAATTCGCCCGTCCGCGACACCACGAAAGTGGATGTCGCCCCTGGGCGCTACCTGGTGCGGCTCAGTCGCATGGGCATCAATTCGCAATCGAAGTTCGGCGTCGATAGCGTGATCTGGGCTGGGCTCCGATCCTTCCTCAAAGGCAACAATTCGTTCCCCGACGTCTCGACGGTCGCGATCCGGCTCAAGGCGTCGCAGTCGACGCAGGGCTCCTACAAGTTCGGCGTGCTCGGCACCCGCAAGCTGCTGGTCTGGACCGGCTCCACGTTCGAGCTGCAGGCCACGCGCAACAATGCATGGGCGTTCCTGGACGCGGCGACCAATGCGCAATACGGCTCCGGCCTGTCGATCGCGAAAGCCGATTTTAACGCGGTGGTCAATCATGCCGCCGGCTGTGCGTCCCGCGGCGATACCTTCGATTATCGGTTCGCGACCGCGATCGCGGTGCCGGAGGCGCTCGACAAGATCCTGACCGCGTCGCGCGCGCGGCATTTCTGGCTTGGCGACACCGTCTCGATCGTGCGCGACGAGTGGCGCGACGTGCCGACCATGATGCTGACCGATCGCGAGATCGTGCGGGACTCGACGCAGGTCGAGTTCACCATGCTCGGCGACGAGGATCCCGACGCTGTCATCGTCGAATATGTCGACGAGGAGACCTGGCTGCCGGCGCAGGTGCAGTATCCGCCGAACGGCGACGGCTTTGTCGCGGCGAATGCCGAGACCAAGCGCGTCGACGGCATCGTCAATCGGGAGCATGCGTTTCGCGAGTGCGCGTTCTATTACCTGCAGTCGATCTATCGGCGCGAGAAAGTCCAGATCGGCGTGGAATATGAGGGGCGCGCGACAACCCTCGGCCAGGTGCTCCGCGTCCAGTCCGAGCTGCCGCAGAATTACGGCTATGGCGGTGCAGTGGTCGACGTCAACGTCCGCACCCTGACCCTCGACCCGGCGCCGACATGGGATACGGGGACGTTCTATATCCGCCTGCGCCAGCCGAACGGGCAATCGTTCGGCCCGGTGTTATGCACCGAGGGCGCCGATCCCTCGCTCGCCGTGTTGAACGCGACCAGCCTGTCTGCCGCGGAAACGGCGCAATCAACCACGTTGTCGGCCGTGCTCGCGCGCGAGGCTGGCGGCGAATATCCCTCGTTTGAGCTGGGCAGTGGCATCAGAGAGTCCCGCCTCTGTGTCGTGCTCGGCGGCGTGCCCAACGGGGAATTGTGCACGCTGTCGCTGGTCGTCGACGACGAGCGTGTGCACGCGACCGACCTTGGCGCGCCGCCGCTGTTGCCGTCGCCGCAGTTCCCGTCAGACAGCAAGGTGCCGCTGGTTGTCGGCATCAATGCCACTTTCGGGCAGGGCATCGCCGAGCCGAAGCTCTCGGCGAGCTGGTTTCCGTCCGCCGGCGCCGAGTACTACGTCGCCGACATCTCCTATGACGCCGGCGAGACCTGGGCGCAGGTGTATGAGGGCGCGGACAACCGATTCGAGGAGGTGGTCACGCTGGCGGCGCTGCGGGTGCGCGTCCAGGCGGTCACGCCCGGCAAGCTACGCGGACCCTATGCGACCGCGGACGTCGCCGCTCCGACGATCACGATCGCGAATAACACAGTGGCGTTGGAGTCGCTGATCGAGGGCATCAAGTACCAGGTTACGACGCTTCAGGACTCGCTGCGTGATGAGGTCAATGAGGCCCTGAACCGTATCGCGTCAGTTGCGTCCGACGTCACCGCGCGCGCCCCGTTGGACAAGCAGGAGCTGCGCTCGCAGCTCTCGGCGCGATCAGACGCAGCCTTTGCTGAGATCGCGCGCGTCGATCTTGTCGCCGTGACCACCGAAGCCGCGTTCGCATCGTTCTCGACCACTGCGACCGCCGCATGGGGTTCGACGACGGCGTTTGTGGAGATTAGCGCAACGGCGATCGCGACGCTCGACGGCTACGCCGCGGCATCGTGGGGCGTGTCTGTCGGCGTCGACGGCGTTATAACGGGAAGCATCCGAATTGATGGCGGCGCGTCCTGGTCGGCCGTTACCATCAGGGCCGACAAATTCCAGCTCCAGCTGACGGGCTACAATGGGGGTGCGCCGCTGCTGCCATTCACGGTCGGAACTCTCAACGGTGTTCCGGCAATCGGGATGAGTGGCAACCTGTACCTCGATGGCACCTTCAACGTGAAGGCCATCGCGGCAGGCGCGATCGATGTCATCTATCTGAAGGCAAACTCGATCGACTCTGCTTCGGGTGTGATCAAGGCCCTCGGCGTTGGTAGTCTCAGCATCGCAGACAATGCGGTGACTGTGCCGGTCGCGCAGTCGCTCGGCGGCAACGTGTCCGCCATCTCACCCGGCACGCCGCAGAGTTATTTCAGTTTCAACCTGACGGTTGATACGACCGGGCTCGCCGGCAAGAATGTTGTGATCTATGCCAGCGTCAGCGGTATGTGGGCCAACGGCTCGGTGGCCACCGAAACCGGGCAGTTTTATCTCTTGATCAACGGCAGCGTCGCGAACGGCTACGCGATTTCGACACCTTCCGGCACGCTTGCGCTGGTGTCGCTCGGCGGCGCGGTCAACATCACTGCATCTGGTGGCGTGATGTCCATTCCGGTGCAGGCGCAATTCTACGCGAATTCGGCAACCTACATGCAGGCTGGAACGACCATCTACGCCCAGGCGGCGAAACGATGAACATTCATTACGACGTCACGACCGGCCAAATCATGTCGCACGGCTCGGCAGTCTACGAATGCTGCTCCGATAGCTACCTACCCGGCTGCAAGGTGTTGATGCGCGACTATGACAGCATCGATCCGAAGACCGAGAAAATTGATCTCGTTCTCTTGGAGAAGGTGCCGAAGACGGAGCCCGACCCTTTCCCGATGTTCGACGTCAAGGCGGCCGTGCGCCGCGAACTGGCGGACACCGACAAGTTTGTTTTGCCGGACTTCCCGATCTCCGAGACGGAGCGCGCCGCGTGGATCAACTATCGCCAGGCGCTGCGGGACTCGTCGAAGGGGCGCGCCACGCCGGCGGACGTGCTCGCTGCCATTCCCGCGCGGCCCGATGGAATCGACGCTTTTGAATGGCTGCGATCGCAGCTTTCCGCGCCGCCAGCGGCAGACGTCTGATTAATTTCCAGCTCTCGAAATTGGTGAAGCGATGACAGCGCTTGTCAGCTACTCGACCGGCACGGTTTCCGTGGCGGCCGGCGGTACGATCGTCACAGGTGTCGGCACCATTTGGTCGGGCACCAATGCGCGGCCCGGCGATGTCCTTCAGATCGGGAATTTCCAGTCGGTTATTTCCGACGTCACCGACGCCACGCACCTGGTCATTCCGCTCTGGGGCGGCGGCGCGCAGGCCGGCGTCGCGTACAAGATCTGGCAAGTCTCGCCGCAACGCTTTGCCGGCGCCGAGGCGATGGCCACGGTCAATAAGCTCGTCGCGTCACTCGATGCACGCGAGATCCCGGTTGTCGTCGGTGATGACGAGACAGGGCCGGATCCGTCGCTCGGGGAGGAGGGTCAGACCGCAATCCAGCCGACGACCGGCAAGGTGTGGGTGATGACTGGCGGGGTCTGGGTTTTTCTCGGAATCTACAAGGCATTCAGGCCGCGCGGCGCCTATGACAATGCCACGACGTACTATTACGGCGACGTGCAGACGACATCGGGCACGTCCTACATCTATATCAACGAAACGCCGAGCGCCGGCCACGCGGCTCCGGACGCGACCTATTGGCAGGTGCTGGCAAGCATCGGCGCGACTGGGCCGGCTGGCGCCAGTTATGGCGGCACGTCAACGACATCGCGGACGATCGGCACGGGGTCGCAGGCCTTCACCACGCAGGCCGGCCTGGCCTATCAGAACGGCGCTCGTGTTCGCGCGACTGCGACAGCGGGCGTTGCGGGATGGCTTGAGGGTGTCGTGACCTATAGCGGCACGACGTTGACGATCACCAGTGACAAGACCAGTGGGAGCGGTACGGGCACGGCTTGGAATTTCAATCTCGTCGGTGAGCCCGGTGCCGCTGGCGGCGTTAGCGACTTCGCGATAGCGCCTGGCGGGCGGCTTACGCTCACGAGCGGCGTCCCGGTGCCAGGGTCCAGCGTAGCTGGAGCGTCGACGCTCTATTACACGCCCTACGCCGGGAATTTGTGCCCATTCTGGGACGGCGCGAACATGACGCCGACAGCCTTCGCCGAGCTGTCGCAGGCGACAAGCGATACCACTAAGGCGCCCGCCGCTATTGGCCCCGAGGAGGTGTGGGACGTCCTGATATATAACGATGCCGGGACCCCGAGAATGTCGCGGCAAAGGTGGAGCAAAACCGCGACCGTCACGATGACGATTGCTTCGCCGTGCGTTGTGACTTGGGGCGGTCACGCGCTGCGGCAGGGCGATCCCGTCATCTTCACGACTTCAGGAGCGCTCCCGACCGGGATCACGGCCGGGACGGTTTATTATGTTGGCGCGTCCCCTGGCGCCAGCACGTTCAATGTCTCGACTTCGTTTGCAAATGCTCTGGCCGGCGTTCATATCAATACGTCAGGCTCGCAGAGCGGAACGCACACGGGCGAGAACCGCACAACCTCGCGCGGCTACACGTTCGCGATGGTGAACGGCATTCTGCTGAACACCTCGGCCGTCACCAATGGCCCGGCCGCGCTTCGCGGGACGTGGGTCGGAACGATCCGCTCTAACTCGTCCGGCACGATCGATTTTATCTTTGGCACGGCGGGGCCGGTTGCGGGTGCCTTCAACGTCTGGAATGCCTACAATCGCGTATCCGTAGGCTGCACAGTCATCGACCAAGGCGCTGCGTACCAATATTTGAGCGCAATCGTTAGACAGGCGCGGGCGAGTGCTGCCAATCGAATTTCTTTCGTGGTCGGTTCTGCTGAAGACGCCATTATCGCGAACTACCAGAACGTCATGCAGAACGTGGCAGCGGCCGGTGCCATTTGTCGAGGCGGTCTCGGTATCGACATGACGACGGCATTTTCCGCGAACGCTCTGGTTTACGGCAGCGGCACTATTGGCAACATCAATGCCCAGGTTATCTTCTATCCGGTGGCTGGGTCGCACTTCGTTGCGTCAGTCGAAAACAACGACGGCGTCACAAACGCAAATACTTTTAACCTTGGTGGGGCGATCTCTGTTAGTGGCCTTTCAGTCTACATGAGGATGTAGCCTGATGGTTGGCGGTGTTTCTCCTCCCGATCCGTTCACGCTCTACGACACGAACAGCCTGAACGCGATCCAGACGACCGGCGGATATCGCATTACGTCCGGCCGCTCTGTGCGTTCGTCAGCGATCAATTCCGGCATCAAGAACCTGGTGCTTCTCACGGCCGGTCAATCGCTGATCACAAACGTCGGCCCTACGCTCTACGTGCCGACGAATGGCGGCGTGATCGACAATCTGAATGTCTATGACGGCCAGCTCTATGATTGTGCCGGTCCGCTGCTGGGGACTTCCTACACGCCGAGCCAGTCACCCCCTTTGGGGCCGGGCAATGTCGTGCTGCGCGTGGCAGACGCCCTTATAACGAATGGTAGGTTCGACCGCGTTATCATTGTGCCTCTGGCAATCGGCAATACCAACATTTCTTCATGGGGGGACAGCGGAGGCATTCACGCCAATCGCACCCAAGTCGCTATGCGTCGGCTGGCGGCGAGGGGCATCACGCCGGGGACGACGGGCGTTACGTTTGCTGACCTCATGGCCAATGGTCATCGCGACTTCGCGGACGGCACCTCACAGGCAGCCTGGACGGCTTCCTATAATTCCTATCAATCGACGCTGAGGGCGACGGGCTACAACGGGCGCTCTTTCGTTTGCAGCGAGAGCGCGTCTGGCCAGACCTCTAACGCGATCCGGTCAGCACAAGCCGCGGTCAGAAACGGGACGACTGTTTGTGACGGCGGGGACATCGACAGTAGTTCGATCGCCCTATCGGACGGTACCCACCCGAGTGACGCCGGATCGGCCACAATGACGACTATCATCTACAACGCCATGCACGCCAGCGGGGCGCCTTACTGACGTCTGCGTTCCCTGACGATCATCACGGCATTCGCAACGGCAAATATCGCGAGGATCGCCACCACAGACCAGAAGTAGAGCGGCTCGGTTTTGGAGAGGCTATAGAAGCTGTTCACTGCGTCCATTGACCGGCTGCTTTCTGGAATTGGGTCACGCGCTTGGCGAGCGCTTCCATCACGCTGGCAGCAGCGATCAGAGCGAAGAGCTTGATCGGGAACAGATACTGCATGTGGAAGTGGAACAGCGAGGCTTGCGCCAAGAACATCGCGACGAAGAGGAAGCAAATTATAAGGATGGGCTGAAGCCCGACGAAGAGGGCGCCGATCGCAACGAGAACGAGCGCATGCCAGATCTCCAAATCGTAGAGAATTGGCGTGTGCAGCGTGACCAGCAGCTTCCTGAAATACACGCTCACCACATCGAGCGGATGAGCAGCAACCGTCTTGAAGTACAGCCCTTTGAGGATCTCGTAGAAGCGGGGGCTGAGGTAATCGACGCTCGGATCAACGGCCTTGACCGCATCGATGGCACTGAAGTCGCTCCACTCTATGCCGAAGGGGTTTTCGACGGCCCCGAGGCCCATGTACAGGTTGGCCCAAGTGCCGTGGCTTTCTAGCTTCGTCGGCGGCGGCAGGTCATAGACGCGATCGCGGGCTCTGAGCAGGGCGTAAGGCGTTGCGGCAGTCACGATGATGGCGATAGCCAGCGCCAAGTTGGCGCCCCGCTTGCCATCTCGCGCGAGCAGCGCTGTGAATAGAGAGGCCACGACGCCCATCATTCCGATGGCCTCGCGGAGCATGAGGGCAGCGACAAGTCCGAGGAAGCCGGCCGCGATCCACTTCCGGTTCGTCGCGATGGCTATCGGGAGAATGGCGGCAAAGCATGCGGCGCCGAACTGAGACGGATGCGGCGAGAGGGCGTGAAACTGGTTCGCGATGAGCGTCCCGACCGTAAGCAGCGCGAAAGAACCTAGCGGCATCCCGGCCGAGAAGAGCAGAAGGGCCAAGGCTACCAAGCCCAAATAGTTAACCGCCGTGTTGAGGGTGGAGATGCTGGCGGGATCTGGCACCTTGCCGGTCAGTATGGTGACCAGCTCTAGCGTGAGTGCGTGGCCCAGGTCATCGCCGCCAAAGCCGTCAGCGATCGGTAAGACCTTATCGTCCCGGCAGATTACGAGGATCTTGTTGGTTTTTTCCGCGCACTCCGCGCTTTCGATCCAGACCTTGCTAGTCGTCCAAAAGAAGGGGAGCCCCGAGGACGCGGCATAGGATCGATAAGCCTGAGGAACCGTGAAGATTAGAAACGTGGCTGCCAGCAGGAAGGCAAAGCCATGACCCGCAACGCACTTCCTGATTGACCACATTCCAAGTCACCCGCCCCGAGTGCCGAACCCTACTCCGCTACAACCACCCCGTGCAAGCCCGACTCTCTGCTAATGCCGGGTTTAGGCACGACTTTGCGAAGTGCGTGATCAATTAGCGATCCCATGGCCATGCGCTGGCGCTGCCGCGCGGCTCGTCAGGGTGTTCTTTCCGCCATTGCTTGAGCGCGTTGTCATAGCAGAGAGCGTAGGCGCGACCTCGGTCCTCCATGCCCTCGCACGCGGCCTTGGCTCTGTCGTTTTCGGCGAAACTGTAGATCACCGGCGATCGCGACATCGCGATCATCAAGATCCCGATGAGCATCAGCACCAGACTGATGCCCCAGATCAGACGCTCGTTAATTTTCACAACTTTCCCGACAGTTCCGCCGATTGCTCGCGGCGTTTACACAACCCATGAGTGCACGTCAATTCCGCGATGGGCGCGATCGGCGTCGTTTTCCACTGATTTAACAAAGGGCTGACCCGCATGCTTGACCTGCATGGCATTTCGCGTGCCGCGTTCGATCTCGTCGTCGCCGAGGAGGTGACCAGCCGCGAGTGGTACGAAAAGAAGTACCGCCACGTGCTGGAATATCCGGGCCAGCAGTCCGGGCCGACCGGCGGCATCGGTTACGATTTCGGCACGCAGACCAAGGCGCAGATCCGGGCCGACTGGAGCGACAAGGTCGACGCCGGCATGCTCCGGATCATGCTGGCTGCGTCCGGCGTGCGCGGCGAGGCGGCGAAGGCCTATTCGCGCCAGACGCAGGGGCAGGTCGACATCCCCTGGGACGTCGCGCTCGATGTCTTCAGCAATCATGACCTGCCGCGCTATCTCGGCATCCTGGATCATTACTGCCCCGGCGCCGACCGGCTCGGTCCCGATTGCCGGGGGGCGCTGTTCTCGATCGCGCAGAACCGCGACGCCGCCGGCTTCGTCAAGGCCGGGGCGCGCTATGCCGAGATGCGCGAGATCCGCGCCTGCGTGGCGAGTGGCGATCTCGCCCGCATTCCCGGCCTGATCCGCTCGATGAAACGGCTGTGGCCGCCGACCAATGGCGTCTACAAGCGGCGCGAGCATGAGGCGGTGCTGTTCGAGCGCGGGCTCGCCGAACATCATCCGGAGCAGCACGCGAGACTCGAGGTGACGCCGCCGGCGCCGGACCCGGACCTGGTCGTCCAGGTCCAGACGCGGCTGCGCGAGCTCGGCTATTACGACACCGGCGCCGTCGACGGGCAGCTGGCGCCGAAGGGGCGAACAGAGGCAGCCATTCTCGCGTTCCGGCATGAGCACGATCTGCCGCTCGTCCCCGGCATCGATAACGATCTGCTCGCGGCGATGGCGCGGGCCGAGCCGCGGCAGGTCTCGGAGATCCGCGGCAACGCGACCGTGACCGATTTGCGCGAGCAGGGCTCGGAGACGATCGCCATCACCGACCAGGTCAAGGGCTGGGCGGGAAAACTGTTCGGAGGCTCATCGACGCTTGGCGTCGGCGGACTGCTCGCCTGGGTCACCGACAAGGCGACGGCGGTCTCCGGCGCCAGGGAGGCGGTCGGCGGCCTCGGCATTCCGCCGGCGGCGATCGCCTGGCTGATCGCGGCCGTTGTGGTGCTGGCGCTCGTCGCCGGCCTCGGCGTGCTGATCTGGTTCGTCGCGCACAAGGTCGAGATCAAGCGCGTCGCCGACTACCGCACGGGTAAAAACACATGAGCGGGACCATCATCGCTGCGATCGTGCAGCTCGCCGGCCTCGCCGGCGTCAAGCTGTCGCCGTTCAAGGCCGGTGCGATCGTTGCCGGCGTGCTCGCGCTCGTCATCGGCATCTCGGCGCTCGTCGCCGGCGTTCATCTCTACAACGCGGGCTATGCGGCCGCGGACGGCGCCTGGCGTGAGAAGGCGCTCGACGCGCAGCTCGCGGCCGCGCGCGCCGACCAGGCCGCCGCACGGCTGGCCGCGGCCGACGCCGAGGCGCGCGCGGACAAGATCCTTCACCAGGCAGAGCAGGAAAAGGCGGGGACCGATGCCTATGTCGACCAACTTCAGAAGCAGAACGCGGCGTTGGCGGCCGCCGGCAAGCCGAACGCTTGCGGTCTTACTTGCGCTGACCTGCGGGGCTTGCGCATCAAATCCGCAGCCTGCGCCGCTCCACCGCGAGCTGCCGCCGGCGGACAGCCGGATTTTCGCGCCCGTTGGCGATCCCTCGGCAAAACTGAATGACGACGCGCGCGAGCGCCTGGCGCGCACGCGCGATGCGCTGAAAGAGGCAAACGACCGGATCGGCGCCGGCCGTGCCTGGTACGACGGCGTGCGGCAGAGTTTTGGCGGGGGCGCGAAGTGACGGAAGCAGAATCGATCCAGGCGGCGCTGCGCGAGTTCGCGCAGGCGATCGGCGGGCTGCAGGCGACCGTCAACACATTGACGCAGCAATGGCGTGACCAGGACGCGAAGGCATCGGAAGGCCGTCGCGTACTCTATGAGAAGATCGGCGGGCTGGTCGACGACATCCGCACGCTCGAGGGGCAGGTCAAGGCGGCGATCTCCGACATCGCCTTCATGAAACCGATCGTCGACGGCGTGATCGAGGCGCGGCAGCAGGTCAGGGGCGCGGTCAAGGCCGGGCGCTGGATCTATTGGGTGGCGTCAGGCGGCGGCGGTGCGGCCGTGCTGTGGGTGGCCTCGCACTTCTTTTCGGTGACGCTGAAATGAAGCTGTCGCAGATCATGATCGACGCTGCGGCCATCCGCGGCGAGCTGCGCGACGCGCTGACGGCCGGCGTCGGCGTGATGTTGCTTCTCGCGATCGCGTGGGCGATCGGCGAGCTGCGCAGGTTCTGAGATCCGCGCCGGGCGGTTTCCCGGCAAACCAAGAGAAGGAAAGAGACCATGGAAAAGGTCCAAAGCGTGCGCGCCAAGTTTTGGGTGACGAAGGTCGAGCATCACCACCAGCAGGATCCGAACGCCGTGTTCGCGACCGTCACGATGGCGCCCGTCTATGACGAGGCGAACAAGGACTGGTCGAAATGGACGCCGCAGGGGCAGATCTCGATGTCGATCACTAATCCCGCGGCGATCGCGGCCCTCGAGCTGGGCAAGCAATACTTCGTCGACTTCCATCCGGCGCCAATGCCGGGAGAAGCCGGCCACCTGAATTCGTCCGCGGTCGCCTCCCGGCGGACGATGACTGCCTGATCCGAATGTCCCCTCGGCTGGCAGTCCGGCCCGGCGCATCCATCCGGCGCGGCGATGCCTGGTCGCATCGCCGTGGCGATGCGCCGGGCTTTTTCATTTGTGCGCGTCCATCACCCGCGTGAACGCCGGATGCCTGCGGTTTTTGACCTTGATCCAGTCTTTCGACCGGCCGGCGCCGTAGCGCCGGTCTTTGCGTTTGGAGACCAGGCCCTCGAGACCCATGCGGCAGGCGGCGCCGAAAAGGTCCGGGCCGTTCGCGGCGGCCTCGAACGGCGCCACGAACATGCCGTCCGGCCGGCCGCGCAGCAGTCGCGCCAGATTGGTCTTGCGCATCAACAGCGGCAGCGGCCGCAGATCCTCGCCGCCGAGCGCCAGGATGTCGAAGGCGTAGAGCTGCACCTCGTCATCGTGGCGGCGCGAGTGCAGGGCGTTGAAGTCGGAGACGCCGTCGACGCCGAGCACAACGGCCTCGCCGTCGATGACGAATTGCTGCTCGCGGTTCTTCAGCGCCGCCTCGACGATCCAGGGGAACCGGCCGGTCCAGTCGTGGCCGTTGCGGGTGAACAGCCGCACGGACTTGCCCTGGCGCTCGACCCGCAGCCGGTAGCCGTCATATTTGATTTCGTGGATCCAGTCGGGGCCGGCCGGCACCACCTTGGCGGGGGTCGGCAGGCAGAATTCGAACGCGCTACGCATGCCGCCGAAATGGGGAGTTTGGCGCTGGGATGCCAGAGCGCGGCGCGTTTCGCTGTGCGGAACGGCTCCGGGGATTTCTCCGGGGATTTTGTGCCTCACTTGGCCGCATTGGGGGAGAGAGTCCTACCCCGCGCCGCCGGCCGCCGTGGGTAGCGAGCGCTTCGCGCTACCGAGTCATCACCGCGTGGACCAACTCCGGCCGCTGCACGAGCACGGCGGCGATGCCGATCAGCAGCAGCATCGACGAGACCATGATGGCGATCCACTTCCTGTCATCCATCTGGGCCAATGCCCGCGCCGCGGTCTCGTTCCGAGCATGGCCCGGCGAGCGCTACGCGCTAATCGGAAGCACTCATCAATGGCCGCGTGGACCACCAGGGAAGGGGACCACGTCGCCGTCCGCTGCGCGGATCACGGCCCTGGCCATCTCCATCGGGTCGAACCCCAGATCGGCAACGGCGTCGGCCACGCGCTGGCGCTCCAGCTCGGCGACGATCGCCTCGGTCACCTTCATCAGCCTGGCCAATTCGGAAGCGGTAACGCTGTCGCTCATTGGGATGCCCTCGCTAAAGCCGAGGCCGTCTTACTACGTCGCAGTGTAGAAACCCGCCCTCTATCGGTGCCACGGGCGCCGGCGGGCCTGGATCTCTCGCGCCGCCTTGATCTCCTCGTACCCGACCTTCGCCTGCAGGTCGCTCCACGCGCCGCGGAAGCTGGCCTTAGCGGCGTCGAGGCTGCTGGCTCGGCCGCGATGGGTGCTGGGCTGCGGCACGTTCGGCAGGCTGACCGACCAGGACCAGGTTTGGGCGCCACCGACGCCGATCGAGCGGAAGATTCGACCGATCGTGAGCTCGTCCCAGATCACGATATAGTCGTCCTGAGCGGTTTCGCCGCCGATCACGGTTCGGCGCATGGTGAGGTCGGCGGGCATGGAGATTCCAGCCTTCGATAAAATAACTAAAGGCGCTTCTTCGTAAGGGCGGCGAAGTCGCTGAGATTTTTGATATCGATTTCCATCTTTGCGCCCGTGGTTCGGGGCGCGCCAGCCGCGATATCAGTATAAACTGGTCCATGCTTTCTCATGGTTTCCAGGTATGGACAGGCAGGCAGAATCATCTGCTTGCCCTTGAATCTAAACTGATTGCGGAGTTGACGACGGGCGTAGAAAACCAAGAAATCCGCTAGCTGGATAGCCCTACTGTGTTCCTTCGGGACGAAACTAACAGATCTCAAAACGCCTTCAAAAACAGACATCTTCGCCATTCTCTGGAAATAGTCTTGTATCTCTCCATTGTTCGGCCCGGCTTCGACTAGGAAGGAGAGACCGTTCTGTTTCACAGCTGATGCTACGGATTGATGCGTTAGAATCCTTGACATGATCAAAGCGAACGCAACCCCCATTGGGGACATTCGGTTGAACGCTTTTGGCTGAAGCTGCTTACCTCTTTTAAGGCCTTCTTTCTCAACGCCGATGGCGACGCCCGCCATTGCTCCGTGGGCCGCAGAAAAGATTTCATCAGTAAAGCTAAGCTTTCTGATTTTCGGCCAACCTCGGAATGGCGGCTTGGTATCGTGAAATTCTTTGGCATGAAAGATTCCCACTCCATGCGCATTCATCGCGGCATCTAGCGCTGGCTCAATTCTGTCCCATTGGGACATATGCGCAAAGAAGCCGCCAAGAGTGACAATTGGCAGGCCGCTAGTACCGCTGTCGTCAAGGTAGCATTGAAACACGCAGACCAACCTTTCACCGGATGTTCCACGCAAACGGGAAGCCCCCGGACGATCCGGAAGGCGTCCCGCGATAGAACGACTCAC